AAACTTCTAAAGAGTTTGATGAAGGGCGTAATAAAGCAAAGACTATGATATATGCTACAATGTATGGAGCTGGAAATGCTAAACTAGGATCTATTGTAGGGGGAGGAAGTAGAGCAGGTAGACGACTAAAGAATACTTTCTTTACTAACATCCCTGCATTAGGAGATCTGGTTGAGAGAGTACAGAAGGCTAGTGCCAGAGGATTTCTTAAAGGTATTGATGGTAGGAAGATATGGATACGTTCTCCACATTCTAGTCTTAATGCTTTACTACAATCTACTGGTGCTGTTGTAATGAAGAAAGCGTTGACATTATTGGATGAGTATGCTACAATAGCTGGTATTGATTATAAATTTGTTGGGAATATACATGATGAGTTTCAAACAGAAGTTAGGGAGGATCAAGCAGAGACATTCGGATCTCTTGCTGTTAAGTCTATCGTGGATGCTGGCGTGGCTCTGGATCTTCGCTGTCCTCTCGATGGAGATTTTCAAATAGATAATTCATGGGCGGGTACACACTGATGCCAATATATGATTTCAAATGTGAAGAGTGTGGTCATCTACATGAGGTAGTATGTAAGGTAGATGAACGCAAGGAGGCTAGGAAGTGTCCTAAGTGTGATGCTTGTAGCTACATGGTGATAACAGGTAATGATACAGGGTTCATCTTGAAGGGTGATAACTGGGACAAAGGCGAAGCTAAAAGGAGATGGGGTGATGACACGACATATTGATACCTTAGTGGAGGACATTGAACAGTTGTTCATTGGTATTGCACAAGGTAAACAACTTAAGATACCTAAGACTAAACTAAAGAAGTTATCTAAAGGTATTGAGGAAGTAATGGTACATTGGTCAACACCGCATGAAGGAGACAACAACCTTCGTATGTCTAACGTAGGTAAACCTAGTAGACAGTTGTGGTTTGACGTTAAGACCAACACTAAACGAGAAGAGTTACCACCTTCAGTTATGTTTAAGTTTCTCTTTGGTCATGTGATTGAAGAACTGTTACTGTTCTTTGCTGATCTCGCAGGACATAAGGTAAGCGATCAACAACAAGAGGTAGTAGTTGATGGGGTTACTGGACATATTGATGCTATCATTGATGGTGTAGTTATTGATATTAAAACAGCCAGTGATTATTCCTTTAAGAAGTTTAAGAAAGGTGACCTACCTTTTGATGATCCTTTTGGTTATCTTGCTCAACTATCGGGGTACTCTACTGCTTTGGAAAGAGAAGGTGGTGGTTTCTTGGTAGCTAACAAATCAACAGGTGAGTTGTGTCTTTACAAACCAGAGGACGTAGACTTACCTAATATAAATAAAAGGATTTCTAAAGTTAAGGCACAGATTAAAGAGGAGACTCCACCCAACAGATGTCACCCGATAGAACCTAAAGGTAAGTCAGGTAATGAGGGGCTGAATAGGAAATGTATCTGGTGTAATCATAAGCTTGTTTGTAATCCAGACGTACGTATCTTTAAGTACGCTAGTGGTTTGGAGTACTTAACTAAAGTAGTTAAACAACCTAACGTAGAGGAAGTAACTGAAGATGAATTCAAGAAAATCAAAACAGATTAGGAAACAAGCCAAGGAGTATATGTTAGAGTGGTACTTATCTTTACTACCTGAAGAGGAACGTAAAGAGATTACATTAGATAATGTACTTGACAAAATACCACAACAGAAGTATACTATTGGGTTCGGCACAAGGAAATTATCTATGTTCTCCTACCGTTGGTTCATTAAAACTTTAAAGAAGGGGTTAGATCCTAGAGACTTCCATCGTATGTCTTACTCAGAGATAGGGGAGAAAGAGGTTGTCTAATAATAATAATAATAACAAAAAGAAAAATAAGAAAAATAAATGTAAAAGTTATGGTAAGTACAGGTCAGGTCTTGAGAAAGCTTTAGCTAAACAATTACCTAGTGAATTTGAGTACGAACCTTTTAGGATACCTTATGTAATCAATAAGAAGTATTGTCCTGACTTTGTGTTTGGTAAGTTCTTAATTGAATGTAAAGGATTCTTTAGGGTAGGTGATACTCAGAAGTACAAAGCTATTAGAGATTACTTAACTGACTATGAACTTATCTTTGTATGGTCTGATCCTAATAAGAAGATACGTAAAGGATCTAAACTAACATTAGGTGGGTGGTGTGATAAAGAAAACATTAAACACTATACGGTTGCTGAAGCTAAGGAGTTAATAAAATATGTCTATAGTGTATGATTATAGTAGCGAGACTACTGAACCTATCGAGCCTGAAGAAGGTGAGTTATACCTTAAGCTTTATTTAGAACCTAATAAAAATCTTATGGTTGAGATTTTAGATTACACAAAACAAGGAGGTGAAGATGAGAAGTACTTAGCACCACTAGCTTATGGTTTTACTTACCTAGTGGAGAAGGATGTGGAGGCTGTCTATAGGGCAGGTATGGAAGATATGGTTCAACAAGCAGAGATGTCACGTTCAAATGTTGTACATTAACAATGGGGGTTATGATATGGGAAGTGGAGCAGATACACCGTTTGAAGATTTAGTTAACAGTCCATTACACTACACAAAAGGTAGTATAGAGGTGATAGATTTTATTCTTGACCAACAGATGGGGTACATGCAAGGTAATGTGGTTAAGTATGTGTCACGTTACAAGTACAAGAATGGTCTTGAGGATCTGAAGAAAGCTGAGTGGTACATAAAGAAGTTGATTGAGGTACAGGAAGATGTCGAGCGAAGATCACAAACAAAACAGAAAACATCGTATTAAAAATAGGTTGAAACATACGGTGAGACATGATATAATGTATCGTGAAAGAGTTGTTGAGGATAAGAGATATAAGAAACCTAAGTATAAGGAATGGGAATATGAGTACTGAGAATGAGATGATGGAAGTTATAGACTACGTTGAGAATGAGGACGGTAGTGCTAACATAACTTTTGATATGCCTGAAGAGGTTGTTAATATTTTTATCTTACAGGGATTGAGAGAGGTAATGAAAGATGAGCCTGTTGTTGTTATGCCTATTGATGAGTATGAAGAGATAAAAGATTACATTAAAGAACCTAGACAGGTAGAACTTGAACCTCAAATGGCACAAGGTTTGTTGGAACTAGGTATAACTAAAGCAATTAAAACGGGAATAGAGAATGTCACAGAAAGTAACTAAACTAAAAACAAGTAGAGATTATGAGAAAGAATCTAGTAAAGAAATCTTTGAGACCCTATCAAAGACAGCACCTAAATCTTTTGTAGTTTTATATCGTGATGATGAAACAGAAGATGGTGATCTTATTGTGGTACATCAGACAGAAGATTATGTGGAGCTGATGGGTATGATTAGTTATGCTCAATCGGTTATTGTAATGGGAGACTTTGATTAATGAATGATTATATGCAGTTCATAGCACTAAGTAGGTATGCCCGTTGGCTACCTAAGGAGAACAGAAGGGAGACATGGGATGAAACAATTGCACGGTACTTTAACTTCATGGATACTCATCTTACTACCAATACTGAGTATACCCTTAGCGATACTACTCGTAAGGAATTGGAGAAAGCAGTTGGGGAACTGAAGGTTATGCCATCCATGAGAGCCTTGATGACAGCAGGTAAGGCTCTTGAGAAGAATAACATTGCAGGATATAACTGTGCTTACCTTTCAGTAGACCATCCTAAGGCATTTGATGAGACACTGTACATTCTTATGCACGGTACAGGTGTAGGATTCTCAGTGGAACGTCAGCACATACAGAAGCTACCGGAAATACCGGATAGTTTAACTAAGGTAGAAGATACCTTGGTTGTAACTGACAGTAAGGAAGGGTGGCAAATGGCTTACAGAAAGCTAATCAGTTACCTCTATAATGGTGAGATCCCAAACTGGGACATGAGTAAAGTGAGGAAGAAAGGTGCTAGACTTAACACATTTGGCGGTAGAGCTAGTGGTCCTGAGCCTTTGGATGCTCTTTTCAAGTTTACTGTTGATATATTCAGTAGGTCTACTGGTCGTGGACTTAATAGTTACGAATGTCACAGGGTTATGTGTAAGATTGCAGAGATCGTGGTCGTGGGTGGTGTGCGTAGGTCAGCATTAATCTCCCTATCTAATCTTACTGATGATCGTATGAGACATGCCAAGTCAGGACAGTGGTGGCATGAGACACCTGAGATGGCACTCTCTAATAACTCTGTATGTTACACTGAGAAGCCTGACATGGGTATCTTCATGAGTGAATGGTCTGCACTATATGAATCTAAGAGTGGTGAACGTGGTATCTTTAATCGTGAAGCTGCAAAGAAACAGGTGGAGTCATTGGGACGTAGAGATACCAATCATGACTTTGGTTGTAACCCTTGCTCTGAAATTATCCTACGTGATGGACAGTTCTGTAATCTAAGTGAGGTTGTCATTAGATCAGAAGATACACTTGATGACATTAAAGAGAAGGTACGCTTGGCTACCATACTTGGTACATTCCAAGCATCACTGACAAACATTAAAGGACTGAGGAAGAAATGGGTAGACAACACAACGGAAGAGGCACTACTTGGCGTAAGTCTAACTGGAATTATGGATCACTCGTTCATGAATGGGACAGTGAAGAGATACAAGACGAGTGGGACAATGGATACTGGGACAACTCTACCAGAATTCCTTCAAGACCTAAAGAAGATAAGTATAGAGACCAACAAGACATGGAGTAAGAAACTTGGAATCAATCAAGCAACTGCTACTACTGCTATTAAGCCCTCTGGCACTGTTAGCCAACTTGTCAATTCTGCTAGTGGGATTCATGCTCGTCATAATCCTTTCTATCTCAGGCGTGTTAGGGCAGATGCTAAAGACCCTTTGGCACAACTCATGGAGGATCAGGGTGTACCTAGCGAACCTGATGTAACTAAGCCTGACTCAGTTAAGGTATTTACATTCCCACAGAAAGCACCAAAGGGAGCATTGTTCAGAGATTCATTGAGTGCCTTGGAGCAACTGGAACTTTGGCTATTATACCAGACATATTACACTGAACATAAACCTTCGGTAACTATTTCAGTCAAAGATCATGAGTGGATGGGAGTGGGTGCATGGGTGTACGATAACTTTGATAAGGTTAGTGGTGTATCCTTCTTACCTTACTCAGAACATTCCTACGACCAAGCACCTTATGAGGACATAGATAAGAAGACTTACAATGAGTGGATGAAGAAGATGCCTGATGAAATTGATTGGTCACAGATTACTAAGTATGAACTTGAGGATCAAACTAAATCAAGTAAGACTCTTGCATGTACTGGAAACTCATGTGAGATCGTGGATTTGACAGAGGATAGTTAACAGTACGATATTACCGTACACTTGAGGTCGTAATTTTCGACCTTAAACTTAACTGAGAGAATAAATATGAACACAATAGAATGGTTAAATAGTTTGGAATGGGATTATGGGTTTGACAGGTCTACCTCACACAACTCATATAAATACGAAGCACAAATGATGAGGCTTGAGAGCTATCTACCTACGTATATGATTAGGGATTTAGCTGAGGCAATTGATAAGAGGGGTGGTGTGGATAACTCTTTAGATAATAAAAAATACCCACCACCACT